CTGGCCACGCCGCCGCCCGCGCCGCGCTCCCGGGCGGAGCGCGCCAGGCGCGCCACGGCGTCGGGGTGCACGTAGACGATGTCATCGTCAAAGCGCACGTACGTGGTGTCCGGATCGGTCATGTAGGTGTAGAAGTAGCCCGTGTTGCGCTGCTTGGGGTGCTTGCGGGGGAAGCCCGCCGGACGGTCCTTGATCTTGATCCAGCTGTGCTGGCGGGCCAGCGTGTAGGCGTAACGGAGGTCTCCCTCCTGGCCGGAGGGGTCCGTGTTCAGGCAGAGCCACCACTCATCCAGCAGCCCGGCGGCGTGGTCGCGCTCCATGTAGCGGGCCAGCACGCTGACCGTTTCCTGGCGTCCGTACGGGGTCCAGGCGATGACGGGGAGTCCGTCAAGCATGGGGTGCCTCCCTCTTGGTGTTGATGCGGGCAGTCTGGATAGCGGACTCCCACCAGGCCGCGCCGGACTGGAGGATGGAAGAGCTGGCGGCGGCGGTGGCCGCCTCACCGGCCGCGCGCCGCCGGACCGGACCGTCGTCGGGGTCGGTGAGCGCCTTCAGGTAGTGCCCCCAGTCGTGGTCATGGCGGACCAGGGTGACCCCGCACGGGTTCGGCCCACGGTCGGTGACCCAGTCGGCGTACGGCCGGGTGGGGCTGGCCAACAGGGGGATGCCCAGGAAGCTGGACTCCAGCGCCTTGGTGGGGAACTTGGCCTGGTTGAACGGGGTGGGGCGGTACGGCGCGAGCCAGATGTCGAAAGCCATGCACTCCTTCAGGTAGCTGGGCACGTCCGGGATCCAGCCGGTGGCCGACACCAGGCCGGTGGACACGTCCACCCCCATGGCTCCCGCCTCCTCCAGCGTGCAGCCCACCAGCTTGACCTGCACCGGCCGGGCCAGCCGCGCCAGGCGGTTCAGGGACCGGGCGATGATCGGGAGTTCGTGCAGCGTGGAGCTGGACCCCGCCCAGCCCACCGTCACCTTGTCCCCGTACGCCCGGGGGGCGGCCAGGTACTGGGCGGGCAGGAGGTTGGGCACCACCGCGATGGGCGTACTGGTCCGCTCCGCCATGGCGGCGGCCAGGCCCTGGCTGGCGACGGTGACCAGGCTGGCGGCGTCCATGTTGTCCGCCAGCCGCTGGCGCAGCCCGTCCTTGCCCCAGAATTCGTACGCCCGGCGGTTGGACGGGTCCAGGTTGAAGTAGTCGTCGTCCAGGTCGAGCACCAGGGGCACGCCCTGGGCGCTGAGAGCCTGCCAGGCAAGCGTTGCGGGGGCACTGGCTATCCGTGCACCGATCACGGCGTCACAGTCGCGTACGGCGGGCAGGGACAGTTGCTGACCCGTACCCACCCGGTGGCCGCGCCACCCGAGTCCGAGCGCGGGCAGGGCCTGGCGGTAGAAGCTACTGCCATCGCTGCCCGCGCTCCAGAAGAAGATCTTCATCAGTGGATGTCCCCGTGGGCCTGGGTCGCGGTGAAGTCCGGGAGCAGGACGGAGGCGTCAGGACCGATCTCCGGAGCCGATGCCGCCGGGCGCATGATGTCCCGGACCACGGCGGCGGCCTCCTGGTGGAGGTCCATGTCCCGCTGCATCTGCCGGAGGATGGGCGGGGTCTCGCCCAGCACCTCCGCCGGGACCGGGAAGTCCGCCAGGTCCACGTGCTGGGCAGGGAACCGGTTCAGTTCCTCCTCCCGGGCGATGTTGTCGCTCACGTAGTCCAGCAGGTGGCCGATCCGGGACCGGGTGGCCTGGGTGCGGCGCTCCTGCTCCACCTGGTACTCCGGGAGCCAGTGCTCAGCGAACCAGCGGACGGTCTGCTGGATGCCCACGCGGACCGGCACCAGGTCGGCCACGTTGAACCCGATAGAGCGCAGCGTCCGCGTGTCGGCGGAGACCCGCGCTCCGGCGATCTCGCCCGGCCGCATGGGGAGGTGCCTGATCTGGGACATGCCCACCGTGTCCAGCTTGCTGGCCTGGTAGGCGGTGGCGTCCTCCACCACCAGCCGGGCGACCTGGAGGACGGACAGGGAGTCCTCCGCCTTCGGCCCCACCTCCACCGGCACCGGGACCATGGAGGTACCCAGGTACCGGCCGTCCGCCGCCGCCTCCAGCGCCAGGACCAGCGCCTTCGCCACGTCGGTGACGTGGACCATGTCGCTGATCTGGCGACCGTCCCCGTAGATCTCCACGACGTGACCCAGCAGCGCCCGGCACACGAAGCTGGGCGTGATCTTGCGAACCTTGGCGGAGCCGTACGGGGCGGCCACGGACTGGCCGGGACCGTAGGCGTTGACCGCCCGGACGATGTTGACCCGGGTGCCGCGCTCGCGGTTGTACATGGAGACGAACCGCTCCACCGTGGTCTTGGTGATCGAGTAGCTGTTGTCCATGAAGTGGTTGCCCACCCCGATGTACACGCCCGGGACGCTGTACTGGGCGCACGCCTGGAGGAAGTTCAGGCCGCCGAAGATGTTCGTCTCCGCCGCCGGGAGGGGGTTCTGGATAGTCTCCTGAGTGCCCAGGCAGGCCGCCAGGTGGATGATCCCGTCCACGTGGGCGGCCAGCTCCATCATGGTGGACTGGTCGCGCACGTCGCCCAGGAACAGCGCGGCGGTCCCGTCCTCCAGCATCGCTCCGATGGGTCCCTTCAGGTCCCCGGTGCGGTCCAGGACCACCACCTGGTGGCCCATGTCCAGCGCCATCCGGGCGGTGTGCGACCCGATGAACCCGCCGCCGCCAGTGATTCCGATACGCATGTGCGCCTCCTTCAGATCCCGCTGCCAACCACGAATGGGAAGCAGCAACAGACGATGATGACCAGCCAGGCGGCCACCACGATACCGATCAACGATGCCCGCTTGGTGAAGCGCAGCGGGCCGATCCGGAAGTTCCAGTTCATGGTCTCCTCCAAGGAGGGGGTAAGGCCCGGCGGTTGCCCGCCGGACCGGTTCAGCCGTGCTGGTGCGTAGCTGCGAAAGCCTGGGCCTTCGCGATCTCCGCCGCGCTCTCCGACGCCGACACGGCGGTAACCGCCGCGCTCTCCGCGATGGTGCGCTTGGTCTTCTCGATAAACGCACCGGCCACCACGAAGACCACGAACAGCAGCGTGAAGAAGTAGAGCAGGGCGAACCCTGCCGGGTACTTGTCCACCAGGTCCCAGAACGTCATACCGCCTCCTTGAAAGGGTGAAGCCCGGCCGTAGCCGGGCATCGCTGGGAAGGGAGGAGTCGAACCTCCGGCCGGGTGCCTGGCCGGGCACCACCGCAAAAGAGCGGCGCGGGACTGCCGTCATCCCGCCAACTTCCCATTGCAGCCCGGTGGACGCCGGGTAATTCGACCTTCAGGCCCGACGCCCCTTACCGGCCTTGTCGACCGGGCTGATCGTGCACCCCTAACCCTGGGCGGGCCACCGGATGAGTTGTTCAGACCAGTCGTGCCGGTGGGCGGACTGCTCGTGCCCCTGGTGGATTCGAACCACCCGCCGGGAGTCCCTCCGGCTCTGCCTGGTGGGCACGTCTGCCCGGGGCGAACACCCGTCTTTCCGGGCTGTCAAGGGAACCTGGTCGGATTCGAACCGACGACACACGATCGGCCAGGGACCGGTCTACCGTCGCTGCTCTGCCGCTGAGCTACAGGCTCCATGTTCACCGCCCCGGCCGCGCTACGAGAAGCAACGGCCGGGACAGCGGGTCTATCAGGCGAACGGGTTGGACTTGTTCAGCATCGCCAGCGCGACCGGCCGGGCCTGGTTGGCCTGCTCCGGGGTGAACGCGTCCAGACCCCAGAAGTAGCCCGGCTTGTCACCCTTGCCACCGCGCTTGACCCAGGCGTCCAGACCGGCCTTCAGCTTCTCCCGGGTGTCGATGCCCTTGCTCTTGGCGTCCTTGTTGGGCAGCATGCCCAGGACGCCCAGGACGAAGGGCTTGTTCGGGTTGGCGTCCTCCAGGATCTGGGCCAGCTGGGGCAGGAGACCCGCCTGGCTGATGTACATGCTCCGGAAGGTGCGGTGGGTACCGTCCTCCTGGAACACGGTCACGTCGCAGGTGGCCCGGTCCTTCAGGCGCGGGGAGTCCGCCGGGGCGAACCGGTCCGGCACCGCCTTGATGGCCAGGGGCTTGATCAGCAGGAGCTGGCCCTCCAGGTCCTCCAGCTTGGGGAACCCGCCTCCGGCGTTCGGCCGGTTGAACGGGTCGTCCTCGGTACCGGCGGCGAACGGGTCCGTGGTGATGGTCTCGGTCATTGCTAAGCCTCCTGGCTAGGGGGTGGGCGCTTGCGCGCCGCTTCTGGGTGGTCCGCCGGGCGGAGGTTCGGCCACTAGCCTCCCTGCTCCGCCCGGCGGGTGCTGGTCTCTCCCAGCTGTCACGGCAGGCATGCCGTCCTCGCGGTACCGTAGGTGCCCGCTCTACCTGGTCCCAGCTCTGCTGGTGGTCACGCCTAAGTAAACGGTGGCGTTCCCTGGAAGGCCAGTTTCCACCTGCTCACCGCCTGGACAGGTGAGGCGCAGCGCGCCGGTAGCCATCCAGATCCCGTGTCAGGGTTTGTTTCCGCCTTGCGAGGTGCCGGGGTAACGCTCCCCGTCCTGGTCGCCATCGGCCTAAGCCCACCGGTTCCCTGTGCGACTTCACACCTTCACCTCTACCCGGGCTCATGACTTCCCGGGCCAGCTCCCCGGTGCCCCGGTTCGCAATTTCCACTATACACGGTTGGCCACCGCTGTCAAACGACAGCCAACCGTGATCAAGGCACTACGTGGTGGCGAACTTCGTGAGCTGGTCCTGGGCGGCGGCCATCAGCTCACCGGTCCAGAGACCCTGGGGGTTCAGCTCCTCCCACAGCGCCGCCAGCGTGGCCTTGTTGGTGGCCGCACGCACGCGCTGGAGGGGCGTGGCCGGGGCGACGGTGGGCGTACCCACCTCCGCCTGGCCGGTGATCGCCACGGTGGCCGTGCCGAACGGGACAGCCAGGTTCTTCAGCTTGCGGTGCGCCCGGACCTGGTGGGCCAGCGCGAGACCGGCCCGGCCAGCGGCCAGGTTGACGTGGTAGAGCGTGCACACGCCCTGGCCCACGGGCAGATGCATGACCAGGCCCATGGCCGGGTCGGTCTCCGGCATCCGCTCCCAGGTGCCGGTCACGTAGTCGTACATCCACTCCGCCCCCTGGTAGATCGCCTCCTGGATGGCGATCTCCGACCAACCGTAGGACAGGTCCGCCCCGGTCTTCAGGTCCGCGATGCGGCGGGTCCCGTCCGGCATTTCCACGATCCGGTCATACGTCCCGGCCACGCCGAAGTCCGGTCGGATGACGGTCCGTTCGATGTACTGGGGCAGCACCTTGATCCCGGCCTCCGCCAGCGCCGCCTGGTAGGCGGACAGGTCCGCCTGCTCAGCGGGCTCCAGCGGCGGGAGCGGCTGGCCACGGTCGGCCAGCTCCGTCAGCGCGTGCCGGGCGGTGCCCAGGTTGGCGGAGACCTTGGACCCGGCGGCGGACTTGGCGTCCTCGCACGCCTTGTTCAGCGTGTCCCTGTCGGTGAACGGCGTGGCCGCCACCAGCGCCCGGAGATCCGGCCGGAGCGTGAGCCCCTTCGCCACCATGCGGTTGCCCCACTGGTCCAAGGCGAACGTGTCCGAAATGGTCTTGGCCATCGTGGTGGCCCGGGTGTACGGCTGGTCCTTGAACCCGCCGTTGGGCTCCGCCTCCGTGGGCGGGGTCGGTGCCATGTACCGGCCGTAGCGGTCCCTACGGACCGGACCGCCGTCCTTGGTGTTCCCGGACGCCGGAGTGGCGAACGGATCCGCCACGGCGGGCGGGGCGGCCTTCCTGGGCCTGGGGGGCATGGGGGCTCTCCTTCGTCGGTTGTGTACACAGTACAAAGGGGGTCCGACATTTCTGCCGGACCCCAGTTCTGATCAGGCCAGCAGGGACAGCGCCTCCTCCAGCGCCTCAATGCGGGCATCGTTGGCGGCCTGGGCCACCCGGTCCAGGTCCAGGAACCGGCCGTTCATCGCGCGCCGCTGCTCCTTCGCCCCGGCCAGCTTGTCCGCCAGCACCCGGCGGGCGTCCTTCACCTTGTCCGACGCCTGGGTGCCCTTGCGCAGACGGTCCTGGACCGCCACCAGCGCGAGCGCCGCGCCGCCGCCACGCGGTCCCAGGGTGGCCACGTACGCCGCCATGTTCTCCACCGTGACCGGCTGGAGCAGCCAGGCCGGAACGTCCAGCAGCACGTCCCCCGTGGCCGGGACGACCAGGTTGCACTGGTCACCTACCGCAGCGGTGACCACCCAGACCGTGCCCGTGTAGTCGGGGTGCCAGACCTGCACGCCCCGGGTCCGCTTCGTCATCTCCGTCTGGCCGCTGATGGGCCGGATCTCATCCTGACGGATCACCGGGACGTAGGCCGGGTCCGTCTTCGGGGTGCCGGTCATCACCGGGTAGGCGCTGGTGGCCGGGAACATGGCGTCCGGGTCTCCCAGCTGGTCCAGGGTGATCGTGCGGGTGGGCAGCGCGGCGTTGCGGTTGCGTCCGTCGAACCGGTGGCCGAAGGCGTCCATGCAGGGACCGAAGTGCCCGGGGACCGCGATGCACTGGCCGTAGGCACCGAAGTCACCCAGGCACATGGGCTCACCCAGCGCGGCGCGCTCCGGGGTGGCGTCCAGCGTCGCCAGCTGGATTTCCAGCTCAGCAATCCGGGCATCCGCCGCCGCCTTCTTGACGTTGGGGCGGGTCACGCCGTACACGATCCGGGCGCGATCCTCGCGGACCTGGGCCAGCTCAGCGGTCAGCGCCTCACGGGGCGTGCGGGCGGCGTCCTCGTGCTCAGCGGCCATGTCCTGGATGTGACCGGCGGCCACCTCGCGCTCCGAGTCCAGCAGCGCCGCCTGTCGGGCGGTGGCGTCGATGGCCAGGCGGGCGGTGGTCTCCGACTTGCGCTCCTTGCGAGTGATGGAGGTGTGAGCGGCCTCCCACGGCATGAGGCCCTGGTCCGTGGTGATCTGGATGCGTCCGGCGCGCTCCACCTTGGTCACCGTCGCCCAGAAGGAGCGCTTGGGGGAGTGGGTGGGCGTCGGGATCAGCGCGCCGTTGGCCAGCCCGTCCACCCGGCGGTCCAGGCGGATCACGTCGCCCTCCACCAGGTGCGTGAAGGTGGTCCGGTACGCACCGGCCAGGTTGATCTTGACATCCTTCGTACCGGCGGGCTGGAAGTTCGACATCGTGGGCTCCTTCGTCTGGTCTTGCTTACGTTTAAGACTGTACACGAGTGGACAAGGTTGCGCAACTTGGAGGGGAGGGAGGGACCCGGAGATCCCTCCCTGGCGTGAATCAGCCGCGCGCTGCGGTCCAGGCGGTGCGGACCATGTCCCGCTCGCGGTCGGACAGGCGGGTGGTCGGTCCGACCGGTCCGCCGAAGGCGTAGACGGTGACCAGCTCCCAGACCCGGCAACCAAGCTCGTTGGCCAGCGCCGCCACGGTGCGGTGGTCGGCGTTCGCCTTGGTGATCTGGCGGCGCAGACGGTTGATCAGCGCCTCCTGGGCGGCGCGCTCCGTACCGGGGGTGGAGGTCTTGATCAGGACCTGCATCGTGTCGCGAGCGGCGGCCAGTTCGGCGATCAGCTGGGCGGGGGACTTGCGGGCGGTGGTGGCGCGCATCGGGGGCTCCTTCGTGTCGGTGTGCCTTACACCCATGACACTACGTGCCTTGCACAGCCTTGTCCACTCCTGCACGACCCACGGCGTGTGGTCTACGTCACACCGGTAACCGTCCCACCCTCCTAGGATGCCGCCGCTGAGCAGGAAAAAGGCGGCCGGTCACCCGGCCGCCCTGATCAATCCTCGTGAGTACAGCGCCACGAACATTCGTAGTGCCCGCCGTACGTCCAGCCCGGGTGGATCTCATCCAGCGCCGCCTTGACCTGCTCCAGGATCTGGGTCAGCTCCTTGATCTGTCCGGCCTGGTGGATGGCCAACTCCGCCAGGTCCACGGTGATGACCCGGCCAGCCAGGGCATCGCCCTGGTTCATCAGGCCAGCCTCCAGCAGGACAGCGGCCATCTTCTCGCTGAGCACTTCGATCGGGGTAGGTGCGAACGGGTTATCCACAGGTTTCTCCACAAGGTAGAGATGGGTGGTGAAGGTGGCCAGCACGCACCTGGGTACCGGTGGGGTGGCCGACGTGCCAGTGCTCCGGGTAGACCTGGCCGCACTCCAGCCGCTCGCCCCACCAGCAGGGGTAAGGCTCCAGGTGCAGGGCGGCCAGGATGCCCTTGTTGGCGGCCAGGTCTTCGATATGCGCCCAGGCTTCCCACTGGGTGGGGTGCGCGACCTTCCGGCCGTGCTGTCGCTCGCGGTTGCGCCGCGCACCCTTGTTCTTCTGGACCATCAGCCGAACGTGGGGTAGGCCACCGGCAGGGAGCGGGCCACCAGTGCCACGCTGATGGCGTCGGACACCTCGCCCTTGTTCATGCCGGTGGTGTCCACTCCCAGGCCCATGGCGAAGTCCCGCTGAGGTCCGCTGATGACCTTCCCGCGCCGCCACGCCGCCTTCTTGCTGGCCACCTGGAAACCCTCCGCCTTCAGCTCCTCCTCCGCCGCCAGCTGCTCCGCCCACGCCATGGCGTTCTCCATGGACAGCTCGCCGATGAGCCGCTCCCGCTTGCCCTGCTTGTTGGGCAGGGTGTTGACGGTCCACTGGTCACCGGGACCCAGCGGCCACAGCACGTAGAACCGGTCCTTCGTCGGGATGAACCACACGCCCAGCGGGGTCTGGAGCCAGACCGTGCGCGAGCGGTGGAACAGGTCGATCTCCTCCAGCGCCAGCCCGGCGGTGGACCGGCCCATCTTGACCGGCTTGCCCGCCTCCTCCAGTTCGAAGCGCTCCTCAGCGTCGGCCAGGGTCTCCCCGGGCTCCGGCTTGACGTGGGTCGGGGACAGGTCGATCACCGACGCCAGCGCCAGCTTGGAGGCCACGCCGACCACGTCCAGCACCAGCGCCACCCCCTTGCCGGGGAACGGCCGGAGCACCCGCCCCACCATCTGGATGTACAGGCCCACGCTGGTGGTGGGGCGTGCGATCACGGCCACGGACATGCGGGGCATGTCGAATCCCTCCGTGAGCACCATGCAGTTGGCCAGCACCTGGGTCTGACCGCTCTCCGCCCGCGCGTAGATGGCGGCGCGCTCCTCCAGCGGGGTCTCCCCGGTGACCACCTCCGTGGTGATCCCGGCGGCGTTGAGGTCTTCGGCGAACATGAAGGCCGTGGCCACCGTGGGGGCGAACAGGATGCCGGAGCGGTCCGGGCAGTGCTCCAGGTACGCCTTCGCGATGAAGTGCCCCGCCTCCGACTCCTCCAGGGCCAGCGCCAGCGCCTCCTCCTGGTAGTCCCCGTGGGCGGTCTTGATCTGGCTCATGTCCAGGTCCGGAATGACTACGGTCCGGCCGGTCACGTCGGTCAGGAAGCCGTTGCGGATGCCGTAGAGGATGTCCCGGCTGTAGACCACCTCCGACCACACGTCGCCCAGGCCCTTGCTGTCCGCCCGGACCATGGTGGCGGTGAAGCCCACCACCCGGGCGGCCGGGAACGCGTCGATGATGTCGCGGTAGGACTTGGCGGCGGCGTGGTGGCACTCGTCGATGATGATGTGCGTGATCCGGGGCAGCTCCGCCCGGCGGCCGGGGCGGGCCAGCGTCTGCACGGACCCCACCAGGACCTGGCGGTCCACGTCGCGGTGCTTGGCCTTGACCAGCCCCACGGTCAGGTGCGGAGCCACCTGCTTGATCTTCTTGGCGGCCTGCTGAGCCAGCTCATCGCGGTGCACCAGCACCAGCGGCCAGCCCCCCTCCTCCACGATCTGGGCGACCAGGTGGGCGAAGATGACGGTCTTGCCCATGCCGGTGGGCAGGACAACTGCGGGGTGCCCGGGGGTCTCCAGCTGGCGGGTCCACGCTGACTTCACGGCGGTCAGCGCCTCCACCTGGTAGGGGCGGGGGGTCAGGATCTGGGCGTTCATGAGGCTCCTTCGTCGGTAGAACTGTGGGCACCCCGAGACTATCAAGGGTGCCCACGGTTGTCCAATCGTTAGCGGCTGTTGCGCTCCAGCCAGGAGCCGGAGCCCATCCGGATGCCGCCGCAGGCGCAGCGGGAGACGAACAGCCCGTACGCCCAGCCCACGGTGTCCGGCTTGCAGCGGTGCAGCCAGAACGGCTTGCGCTTCTCGTACCACTCCATGATCAGTTCTCCTTCCGGTTTAGCGCCTGCGCGAGCTTCGTCCATTCGGTCCGGGCGTGCTCCTTCAGCTCGCGCGCCAACCGCTCCATCTCCAGAGCCTGGCCGAACAACTGGTTCCAGCTGTCCATACTGGTCTCCGGGTACTCCTCCGGCCGCCGCTTGCGGGTGGAGCTGTTGCTGTACTCGCGCTCCAGCAGCTCCTCCCCCTTCGGGGTGCCGCGCAACAGGGGGTTGATGTGCCAGGCCGGGATCTGCCGGGTCATGGTGCCGTGCTCCCAGACGGTGCTGGCAACGGTCCAGTGGTTGCGGGCTCCCTCCGTCCAGGACTTCAGGTCCTTCAGCAGCTCCAGCGCCTTCACGCGGGGGTTCTTCTTGCGGGCCATGGTCAGCTCTCCTTCACTTGATGCCGAATGCGGCGCGCATCCGGTCACGGTCGGCGGCCTCTTCGGCGCGCTCAGCGGGGGTCATCAGCACGGCGTGCAGGCCACGGAGGCGGCGATCCTGGATGGTGTCCAGCCGGGAGGCGGCGGTGACCTCCTGGTGCACGCGGTTGGCCAGCGCCTTCAGCTTGGCCAGGCTGTCCTTGCCCGGCTTGTTGCTGCCCGCGATCCAGCGGCGCACGGTGCGCAGGTGGACTTCCAGCGCCGTGGCGATCTCCACCGGAGCCATGTCCAGCGCCTTCTCCAGCCCGGCCAGGTCGGAGATCTCCGTCCAGGTCCACCGGTCGTTGTGGAAGGTGTAGGAGGTGCGGCCCTCCGAGAAGGGAGCCATCGGCACGCCGTGCTCCAGCGTGGCCGCCCGCTTCAGGTCCGCCAGCGTGGCGAAGTTCTCCACGGTGGTGGCCGCTCCGGTCTCCCAGGTGTACGTCTCGTTGTTGTAGCTGGCCCGGTAGTAGCTGAGCTGGAACATCGGTGCCTCCTTCGTCGCTGTGTGCCTTACTCCTCACACAGTACAGGGGTGGACAGGGAGTTGCACATCCTTGTCCACCCCTGCTGGATCGGTCAGTCCCGACCGGTGCCCCAGCCGTCCGGGCTGGCGTTGGACCGGCCGCCCACCGGGCCACCAGCCCAGTTCAGGTCCGCCGGGTCGGCGGCAGGCTGCTTGGGGGCGCGCTGCTCCTTGGCCACCAGCTGGGCGGCGGTCCGGGCGGTGGCCGCCTCCTTGTCGGTGAAGGCCAGTCTGGGTTTGGCGGTCATCGGGGTCTCCTTGCTGGCGGGGGTACGGACTTCTTCGGCGGCGTTGCCGGGATGGGCTGCATGGGGGCCACCGTCCTGGGCTTGCCCGGCACGGCGGCGGGCGGGATGGACTTGCGGCCGGTCATCGGACGGCGTCGGAGCAGAAGAGGCGGTGGCTCCCGCCGGTCAGACCGCACACGGAGCAGAGCTTGACCACCGCTGCGCGCTGGGTCGGGATGGCCACCGCGTGGGCGGTCACCGTCCAGCTGGCGGGCTGGCCTGTGCGGACCCCGGACAGGACGAACCCGGGAGCGTCCTGGAGGTGATCGGCAAGCTCCGCCATGACGGAGTAGAGGCTGGTCCCCTGGACGGTGATGGTCTCAGACATCGGTGCTCTCCTGGGCGTTGCGCTGGTTCTCCAGCTGGTTGATCAGGACGGTGGTCTCCCCAACCAGGGTGGTCAGTTTGTGGAGGGTCTCCAGCCAGGCGGTGTACCCGGTGTGCTTGAGCCCGTCCGGACCCTTGCCCTCCAGCACCTTCTCCACCCGCCGGGTGAAGTCCCTCATTTCCTGGGCCTGGAGCGCCACCAGCACGTCCGGGTGGTCCACGGCGGTGGGCACGGAGCCGTAGGCGCTGCCCACCTCCCGGCCGGACTCCGTCCAGCGCCGGTACTCGTGGTTGTGGCCACCGGTCTTCAGGATGAACTGCTTGGGGGTGGTGCGGTCCACGGTGTAGACGGTCACGCCCGGTCCGTTGTGACGGTTGCTGTGTAGCACCGCCACCACGTCCCCCTTCTCCAGCGCGCTGTAGTCCAGCACGAAGTCCGGCTTGCCGTTCCACCTGTTCCTGGTCGGAACCTTGATCACTGCCATCCGTAGACCTCTCTCCGGTATGCGGCCATCGCGTGGATTCGCTCGGACCAGACGATGTCCTCGTACCCCTGGGCGGACCAGGGGGGCACGACGACCGGCGTAAGCTGTCCTTCCGCCCGCGCCGCCCAGCGCTTGGCCAGGTCGCCCGTGATGTGGTCGAACCAGGACAGCAGCACCGCCAGCGCCAGGGATACGAAGTTCTTCATGCCGGGAACAGTACACGGGGGGTCAAGGTTGCGCAACCATCGTCACCCCTGTAACGTAGGCGGCATGACAAACATCAAGTGGTTGACCCGGGAAGAGGCCGCTGAGCGGCTCCGCTGCTCCAAGCACACCGTGGACCGGTGGACCAGGGAGGGGAAGCTGACCAAGTACAAGGTCGGTGACCTCCAGTCGGTCCGGTTCGACGCCGACCAGGTGGACGCGCTGGTCCAGCCCGTCCAGGACTGACATGGCCGCCGACGACAGCGGCCGGACCCCCGAAGAGATCCGGCCACCAGGCACTACCGACACCCGGAGGATAGCACGCATGACCACCTGGGCTGATCTTCCGCTCTCCCCCGACCACGCCGCCGTGCTCGACGCCGCCGCCGTGCTCCCGGAGGTGGCCCGTTCCATCGGTGTCCGCACCGCCGACACCGTGACCGACCTTCCCGAGGACCTGGCCTACCTGGGCCAGGCCGTGCTCCCCGCGCTGCTGTTCCCCTGGCGCGAGCCGTCCGGGCAGCTGCGCACCCAGATCAAGCCGGTGACCCCGGTGACCAACGGCAAGGGCCAGCAGGCGAAGTACCTGTTCGGCCTGGGCAACCACGCCCAGCTGGTGGTGGGCAAGGCCGACCCCGACGCCACGCGCGTCCTGATCGTGGAGGGGTCCAAGCAGGTCCTGGCCGCCGCCAGCTACGCCCCGGCCGGTACGTCGGTCTACGGCGTGCTGGGCTGCCGTGGCTGGTCCAAGGACGGAGTCCCGACGCCGGACCTGGTGGTGGTGGAGGACCGGGAGGTCTTCATCTGCCTGGACGGGGACGTGTCGTCCAACCTGGACGTGTACAGCGCCGCCGTGGCGCTGGCCGACGCCTGCAAGATGCAGGGGGCGACAGGCGTGCAGTTCGTCCGGCTGGGCGCGGGCAAGAAGGCCGGGCTGGACGATGTGCTGGGCGCACAGGTGCCTAACCGCCGCGCCGGGATGCTGCTCCGGATGATCGGCAACGCTACGAAGAAGCCCGCCGACACCAAACCCAAGGCGAAGGCCAAGGTCCGCACGGTCAGCGCGGGAGGGTCGGAGGGACTCGGAGGGGACCGCCCCACCATCCCGGTCAACGGGGACCGGCACTACGTGATCAATGACCTGACCCGCGCCCTGGGGGAGCGGTGGGACGGCACCCGGCTGTTCAACTTCGGCGGCGCGCTGTCGACGGTGGAGGGCCACCAGGTAGAGCCCCTGGAGAAGGGGGCGTTCCTGGACCTGCTGGCCGGGACCGCCGTCATGGTGACCCGCTCCGAGGACGGGGAGGGCAACGTCAAGGAGACGGCGGCCTGGCCGGACCCCAACGTGGTGATGGCCGTGGCCAGCCGGGGCAAGGCGTTCACGAAGCTGGACCAGATCCAGCGCGCCCCGTTTGTCCGCATTGACGGGACGGTGGTCACGACCCCCGGGTACGACCAGGAGTCGGCCACCCTGCTGGCCCTGGCGGAGGGACTGGAGGTGAACGTGGCCGACGACCCCTCCCCGGAGGGAGTGGCCGCCGCCGTGGCGTACCTCCAGGAGGAGTGGCTGGGTGACTTCCCCTTCCCGACCCAGGCGGACCGGGCCAACGCGCTGGCGCTGGTGCTGACCCCGATGATCCGGGGGCTGTGCACGCTGGTGCCGGTGGCCGTGGTCAACGGGCTCCAGATGGGGGTGGGGAAGAACAAGTTCGCCAACTGTGTCTCGCTGGTGGCCATCGGCGAGCAGGCCACCCCGCTGGGCTACAACCGCGACGGGGAGGAGCAGCGGAAGGTCATGACCGCCGTGTTCCGCTCCGGCCAGACGCTGATGGTCTGGGATGAGTGCCACCACCTGGAGGGGGAGCACTTCGCCAGGGCGATCACGTCGCCCACCTACTCGGACCGGGTGCTGGGCGGGTCCATCATGGTCAACTTCCCCAACCGCGCCACCTGGGTCACCCTGGGCAACTCCGTGCGGGTGGAGGGGGACATGATGCGGCGGGTCTACCAGATCGCCATGCGGACCGACTCCCCCAACCCCCAGGACCGGGCCAGCTCCTCCTTCCGGCACCCCGACATCGAAGGCTGGACCCTGGCCAACCGCGCCACCATCCTGGCCGCGCTGCTCACCCTGGTCCGGGCCTGGTACGCCGCCGGGCGGCCGGGACCGGAGGGAGGGACCTCCTTCGGCTCCTTCGAACAGTGGGAGCGGGTGGTGGGAGGGATCCTCCGGGTGGCCGGGGTGCCCGGCTTCCTGGGCAACCAGAAGGAGTTCAGGAGCGACTCCGACTACAGCCAGGCGCTGTGGGAGCTGCACCTGGCCGGGCTCTGGGAGCACTTCGGGGACCGGGAGTTCACCGCCAAGGAGGTCACCACCTGGCTGGCCCGCAACGCCGACACGGCGGAGCAGCCCCCAGGCATGGCCGACCTGTCCGCCCCCGGCTACGTCCGCACCCTGGGCATGGCCTACCAGCGCCAGCGGGACCGCTGGCACGGCTCCTACCGCCTGGTGCGGGGGGAGGGGACCGGCCACGGAAAGGTGGCGAAGTGGGCCATCGTGGTCCACCCGGGCAAATCGCCCAACATTCCCCTTCAGAGGGAGGGAGTGGAGGGACCGGAGGAAGTCCCCCCCTTTCACGTAAGGGAAAAAAACATCGTTGGCGATGTGTTGAGTGACGAGACGATTACAGCGCCCGTGAAAAGCACACGTAATTCACGTGTATCGGAGCTGGAGCCTTCCTCCGCACCCTCCACTCCCTCCGTGATCGTGGAAGACCCCTTCCACGTCCCGGAGCAGCGGGCGGCCACCGCAGTAGACCAGCGTCCGGCGAACCCATTCACGGAGCACACGGACCCGCTGGAGGGCCTGTATGCGCTGGCGGAGGAGCCGGTGGGCATGGAGTGCGGGGAGTGCGCGACGGTGCGCCTCCCGGTCCCTCCCTCTGGGATCGGCTACGCCTGCCCGGCGTGCCACCCCCAGATGTTCGTGGTCTCTCCACCCTTCTGACCTGGTCTTCGTCGTGGGGTGCGCCACAACCTACGTATGTGTATACTGAGGTCATGACGCACCCCACGACGAAGACCCTTTACGTTTCCGAACAGGACATCTGTACCTGGGAGGAGGCCCGGACCTGGGCGAAGGAGAACAAGACCAGCGTGTCTGCCCTGGTGTCGTCCCTGCTGACCGAACACATGTCCAAGCAGGGACGTCCCGTCCGGTGTCTCCGCCCGTTCAGCGATCACACTCACTGATGCACAGCTCTACCGACGAAGGGACAGACATGCAGGTATACGCCAACCCCCTGGGCCTGGAGTGCGTGGTGAACGCGCCCCGGCCGGGGGAGTTCGACCCCACCGTCTTCCACGCTGACTTCCCCAGCGGCCAGCTGTACGGGCTGGACGTGGAGGGGACCTACATGGACAAGCGGCTCCGCCACTTCCACCCCGGCTTCCGGGTGCGCACGGTCCAGTTCGCCACCACCGGCTACGCCTGGGTGCTCGACCTGGACGACCCCACCCAGCGCGCCGCCGCCGCCGGGCTGCTGGCGGATCCCACGGTTCGGTTCGCCTCCCACTCCTCCATGGACGTGCTCTCCGTCTGGCGCACGTTCGGCCTGGACATCAGTGAGCGCAACGTGGACACGCTGGTCCTGGGCAAGATGGCCGCCCCGGACGTGGAGCTGGGCGGAGCCGACCTGAAGTCTCTGGCCGGTCGCTACGGGATGCCCCAGCTCCCGGCGGCGGACAAGGCGCTGGAGGAGCACATGAAGGTGCTGTGGGCGGCGCACGCCCGCCGGATGCGGACCGACGCCAAGACCGCCGGACAGCCCACCACCGGCCTGCCCACCGCAGCATGGGGACCAGAGGGCAAGGCGTGGGCGTGGGGCAACATCGCGACCGACGACCCGCTATACACCCAGTACGCCGGGCTGGACGCCATCGTGGCACGCCGCCTGGTGGAGCTGCTCATCCCGGCCACGGGCGCACCCCGCCCGCTGATCGAAGCGGAGATGTGGCTGGCCGGTGCGGCGGCGCGGCTCCAGATGCGCGGCATGCTGGTGGACCAGGTCCTCCTGGGCGAGCTGCACGCCAACGCCAAGAAGCACACCACCGCCGCCGACACGGCGGTGCGCGAGCTGACCGGCCTGGGCTCCTCCCAGAACGTCAAGCTGGTCGAGTGGCTGGGCGGGCAGGGGGTGGACTGGTCCCGGGGCACCATGACCAAGACCGGCAACCCGTCGCTGGCCGGGGACGCGCTCCCGGACCTGCTGACCAAGCAGCCCGGCCTGACCCAGCAGGGGCGGGCGGCGGTCACCGCCATGGCGGAGGTTCAGCAGCACGCCGACATGCTGACCAAGCTGGAGGGGGTCTTCCTGGCCCTGGACTCCGGCGGCCTGATCCACCCGGCGCTGAACACCCTGGAGGCGGTCACCGCCCGCATGTCCAGCAGCGGGCCGAACATGCAGAACTTCAGCGCCCAGACCCGGGGCGTGTTCGTGGCCCGGCCGGGCCACGTGCTGATCAGCTGTGACTTCGACCAGGTGGAGCTGCGCGTGGTGGCCGGGCTGGCGGAGGAGCCGGTGATGATCACCGCCATCAAGCGGGGCGATGACCTGCACCAACTCACCGCCGACGGGATCGGCCAGCCCAGGAAGGTGGGCAAGATGACCAACTTCCTGGTGGTGTACGGCGGCGGGGCGGGCAAGCTGGCGGCGGCGGCGGGCATCCCGCTGGAGCAGGCCCAGGAGGTGCTGACCAGGTTCTGGTCCACCTACTCCCGGATCAAGGGGTACAACGACGCGCTGAAGTACGAGCGGCATGAGCTGCGCACCTTCAGCCACCGCCGGATCCCGGTGGCCATCGACAGCCGGGACGGATCCCCCAAGGTCTACGCCAACCTGAACTACATGATCCAGTCCAGCGCGCGTGACCTGCTGGTGCGCGCCTGGTGGCGCTTTGACCGGGAGTACGGCCTGGGCAGCTGGGTCTGGATGGCGATCCACGATGAGATCGTGCTGGAGGTGCCGGTAGACCAGGTGGAGCGGGCGGTGGCCGCCATCCAGGACTGTATGACCATGGACTTCATGGGCGTGCCGATCACGGCCACGGCGGAGGTCCTGACCGATGAGGACGGAGTGAGCAGATGGCGCAAAGGATGAGCGGCGTCCTGGACATGGTCCCGGGCAAGGCGTGGGGCGGGCACTGGTTCCGCCCCCGCCAGTGGAACAGCACCAACTGGCATGACCTGGAGCCGTGCGCCTTCCGGGGGTGCGGCCGGGCGGCCGGTGAGCACTACCGGTGGTGCGGGGAGTGGCAGCTGGCCCGGCGGGAGCGCTGGAGCCGGACCTGGCACAGGATGGTGGCGCAGTGGCGATCCCCGTGACCAAGGAGTGCAAGGTTTGTCGGGACGAACGGGAGGCCGCCGGGAGACCGGCGGTCCCCGCCAAGTTCAGGGCCTGCCCGCACCCCGGTCCCCGGTGCGTCACTCACCACCGGGCCTTCCGCAAGGCCCAGAAGGCACGTACGCACGATGCCAGGGTGCAACGGGTGTACGGGTTAGGGCCGGGCGAGTACGCGCGGCTGTACGCCGTTCAGGGGGGCAAGTGCGCGGTGCTCTACTGCCGCGCCACCGGCACCGGGCGGCGCAAGCTGGCGGTGGACCACGACCACCGCACGGGGGCGGTGCGGGGGCTGCTCTGCTCGACGCACAACCAGATGCTGGGTGACGCCGGGGACGACCCCACCGTCTTCCGGTCCATAGCGGAGTACCTGGAGTGCCCGCCCGCCCAGGTTGTGGTGTAAGCTGTACACGTCAGGTTCGATCGTGCAGGCAGGGGAGGAGGGTCCGATGGAGGACAACCGCCGCCGGACCCTCCTCCTTGTGCTTGGCGACGGGGGCACCACGGCCATGGCAGAGCGACTGATGGCCTACCTGGACGAACGCGTCCGGCCGGAGGACATCGTGGGGTTGGCGGAGATCGCCTCCCGCCTGGGCGTGACCAAGCAGCGGCTCTGGAACTGGACCGGCTACCGGGACACGCACTTCCCGCCGCCGATCGCCCAGCTGGCCACCGGACGGGTGTACGACTGGACCCAGGTGCAGACCTGGGCGCAAGGCAACGCCGACATGATCAAGGGAGCGCAGAAGCCGTGACGTACGAGAAGACCCGCATCCGTGACCGCATAGCGAGCGGCCTGGAGACGATGGGGGCGACCCCGGAGCAGGTGGACGCCGCCGCCGCCTACCTGTTCAACCTGGAGTCCGACGCCCGTTTCCGGGTGGTGGAGGCGCAGAAGGCGCTGAACCTGGCCCAGGACGGTGCGCGAGCGGTGCACCTGCTCATCTCAGCGGCGGCCGGGGACGGCGCGACCAAGCGCACCACGGACGCCCTGCTGGCCCAGGCCGGGCTGGCGAGTGCGGCACGGACCCGGCTGGCGGAGGAGCGGACGCTGACCGTCGTTCCGGCCGCCGATGTCCAGCCGTGCTTCCGGGCTCGCCCGGCGTCCAACCCGTCCACCCTGGAGTACCACACCACGCACAGCTGGGCGACGGGTGACGGCCGGTCCGCCCTGTGTTGGGGCACCAAGACCGGCACCTGGGAGGGACGCAAGATCACCGCCCCGGTGCGCCCGTGCGGCACCGACTACCGTCACCACGACTCCCACGTCTGGGGGCAGGACGACACGATGGCCTGGTGCCTGGGCGAGGAGTCGACCAAGGTCGATGGAATAAAGCTCTGACCTGTTGTAATGCGTTGTGAAAGGAGTGCTTCACAGTGGGACGTGCAAGGGAGGGACGCAACGGGGAGATCTGGGCTCTCTGGGTGGCTGGGTGGACCCAGGAGGCGCTGGCGGAGAAGTACGACATCAGCCAGCAGCGGATCAGCGCGATCATCAGCGCCGTGCGCGCCCAGATCCCCGAGACCGACCGCGTCCAGCTGATCCAGCGCGAGGTGGAGCACCTGGACAACATGCGGCGGGCGGCGGCGGAGCTGGCCGTGATGCCGTTGCCCCCGGCGTTCGACCAGAAGGGCAACCCGCTGATCGACCCCCGGACCCGCCAGCCGGTGCTGGACATCGGCGGCCGGGCCAGCGCCATCAAGCTGGGCCTGGACGTACAGAAGAACCTCCGCCAGCTGCTGGGCCTGGACCAGCCGCTGAAGGTGGATGCCACCGTGTCCGACGCCGCCGCCACCAAGGCCGCCGAACTGGCCGCCGCCGCCGCCGCCCGGATGCTGGCGGACCAGTCGTGAAGCGCATGCCCATCTGGCGCTGGCGGATGCTCGGCAGGGACTGGAAGGTGGGCATCCTCCTGGGCAACTGGGTGGTAGGTGGCCGCTACTCGTTCCAATCGGACAGCTGGGTCTGGTCCATCGGCCCGCTGTCCCTGACCTCCTGGAGGATCTACCGATGAACATCACCCCGAAACCGGTCAAGCAACAGCGGCTGTCGCTGCGCTGGGAGGCGGACTACCCGGGCGGCGGGTGCTGGGTGCTCCGGCGCAACGGTCGCCTGGTGGTGTCCGCCCAGACCTGGGAGGGCATCTACACCATGGCGTTGACGGCGGCGGAGCGCCTGCGCCGGGAGGCGCGGCAGGCCGCCATGCTGTACCCGCCGGACCGCCAGCTGGACGAACCGGTCTCGCTCACCTTCCCGGGCACGCCGCCATCAGCGGGTGCCTGATGGCCGACGCCCCGCGCTGCCAGAAGACCGGCAAGAGGATCTATCCGACCTGGAAGCTGGCCACCCAAGCGATGATCGGCCACGCCGCTCAGGGGGTCAGGATCTACACCACGTACCAGTGCCCGAACTGCCGGTACTGGCACCTGACCACGAAGGCCAACCAGCCCATCAGTGTCCGGATGCCGCCGGGCAACTCCCAGCGGTCCAAGAAGAACCGGAGGTAGCCGACATGCCGGAGGCACCGCGTAGGACGCCCCGGTGGCCCGCGCTACCGGACCCGTTCAAAGTCCTGTGCGCCATCTGCAAGGCACCCCGGGTGCCCCTGCTGCTGGTTCCCGGGGGCACCCGCTACCGGGGGTGTGTCACCTGTGACCTGATCATTGAGATTGCCGGTCGTAAATGACCCGGTGGGACGACTCCTGGCATGGCCGCCTGGATCGTGAGCTGGTGAACCTCCCGTTCTACCAGCCGCACGAACAGGCGGCCATCCGGCGTGCCCTCTGCCAGGACGACCCGGTGGCGTTCGCCCGGATCTACCTCTATGACCACCTGGTCACGGAGGAGACCGGCAACCAGATGACCTTCTCCTCCGTGCACTACGAGTGGGCGCAACTGGCGCGCGGGTGGGCGGGCGGCCTGTCCGACGTGCCGGAGGAGGAGCGACACGCCTTCATCGCCCCCCGGGGCATGGGGAAGTCCACCTGGTGGTTCCTGATCCTGCCGTTGTGGGGCGCGGCCTTCGGCCACGTCCGGTTCGCCGCCGCCTTCGCCCACGCCGCCAGCCAGGCGGAGAACCACCTCAAGACGTTCAAGCACGAACTGGACCACAACGCGCTGTTGATCCACGACTTCCCCGACCTGTGCACCCCGCTGCGCAAGCCCTCCGGTGCCACGGTGGCCGACAACATGGGCATGCTCCGGATGCGCAACGGGTTCGTGTTCGCCGCCCGGGGCATCGATGCCGCCAGCCTGGGCATGAAGGTGGGCAAGCTCCGGCCGGACCTGCTGGTCCTGGACGACGTGGAGCCCGATGAAGCGTCCTACTCCGGGGACCAGGCAGTCAAGCGGCTGGGCACCATCCTGGACGCCATCTTCCCGCTGAACATCTACGCCCGGGTGGTCATGGTGGGCACGGTGACCATGCCGGGCTCCGTGATGCACCAGCTGGTCAAGTCGGCGGGCAACCGCCTGGGCGAGGACGGGGAGGGGGACTGGATTAAGGAGGCGAACATCCAGGCCCACCACCACCTCCCGATCATCACCGCCGACGACGGGGAGGAGCTGTCCGTCTGGCCCGCCAAGTGGCCGCTGGCCTGGCTCCAGGCGAACCGGCACACCCGCCAGTACGCCAAGAACTACGCCAACGACCCCATGGCCCGTGACGGCCTGTACTGGCTCCGGGAAGACTTCCGGATCGGCGAGCTGCCCGGGGCGGTCCACTGGCTGCTGGCCGTGGACCCGGCCATCACCCGGTCCAAGACCAGTGACTTCACCGGCCTTGCCGTGGTGGGGTACGACCCGGTGGCCCGCAAGTGCATCGTGGCGGCGGCGTGGGGTGTGCGCCTGACCGGCACCCCGTTGCGCCAGTTCGTGGTGGACAAGGTGCTGGAGCAGTTCCCGGAGATCTCCATGGTGTACGTGGAGACCAACCAGGGGGGCGAGCTGTGGGCGGAGGTCTTCAGCCACATTCCGGGGGTGCGCTACCGCCACCACACGGCCACGGTGTCCAAGGAGGTGCGTTTCGGTGCCAACCTGCGACACTGGCAGCGCGGCCGGGTGGTGCTGGCCAAGGAGATCCCCCGCCTGATGGAGGAGGGGGTGGCCTTCCCGAACGGTGCCTATGATGACGTGATCGATGCGGCTGTGTCCGGCACGGACCGTTTTCTCCTGGGCGCGAAGCGCATCAAGGAATCAACCACCAGCTATGTCTAGGAGGACAACGTGTCCGTTACGGACCTGATCACCGGCTGGCGAGCCATGGAGGAGGCGCTCCCCGGCTACGAGCAGGCGGAGCGCTACTACACCGGCAACGCCCGGGAGGTCTTCGCCTCCGCCCGGATCGCCACCCTGCTCCGCGAGTCGGCGGGCAAGTACCGGTTCAACCTGGCCAAGACCCCCGTGAAGGTGCTGGCCGCCAAGGTCAAGCTGCGCGCGGTCACGGCGGAGGACGACGCCACCACGGAGAAGATCACGGAGATCTCCGACGCCAACAACCTGGACGTGGAGTTCCCGGACCTTGTCCGGATGACGCTGGAGTATGGCGACGCGTACATGATGGTGTGGCCGATCGTGGAGGAGGACGCCCCCTCCGATGTCCAGCCGGACCCGGAGCTGGACGCCGCCGCCGTGGAGCTGGTGGTCCACAACCCTAAGCACGCCCGGATGATGTACGACCCGGCCAACCGCCGCCGGAAGTGGTTCTGGATCAAGCGGTGGGCGGTGCTCCGGCCGGGTGACCTCATCGTCTGGCGGGTGGACATCTGGTACGCCACCCGCGTGGAGCACTGGGTGTCCAAGACCGCCGAGAACCTGGCGGAGGAGAGCGGCTGGCAGGAGTTCACCGGCTTCCCGGACGTGCCGGAGTCGGCCACGCCGTCCGTGCAGGTCAACCAGGAGGGGGAGATCCCGGCCTTCCACTTCCGCACCGCGCTGCCCTACGGCGTGCCGGTGCACATCGACGCCTACGGCACCCAGGACGCCATTACCAAGATCCTGAACGTGGAGCTGGCCACCATCGACACCACCGGCTTCCCGGCCAGGTTCGCCCTGACCGACGCCGGGGCGGAGCTGGACCAGGCCAACGACGACCCGGACTTTCCCAGCGGGGACGACGCCCAGGCACCGCCCAGCGGGGACCGCCAGATCAGCCAGTCCAGCCTCCGGACCGGACCGGGCACGCTGAGCTACCTGCACGGCGTCAAGGACCTCAAGCAGTTCGACGCCGCCGACCCGGCCAACCTGCTGGACCCGGCGGAGTTCTACATCCGGCTGATGGCCCAGCAGACCGGCGTGCCCATGCACTTCTATGACCCGTCCGGCGAGGTCCCCAGCGGGGAGTCCCTGAAGGTCAAGAATGCCCCGCTCAACGACCAGGTGGAGGACCTCCAGACCCTGCTCACCTCCCCGACCATGGAGCTGTGGAAGTTCACGCTGGCCGTGGTGTCCATCGTCGTGGACACCCTGGAGGTCAGCTGGCTGCCCGCCGACGTGGCCACCGGGAAGGACGACTGGGAGACCATTCAGCTGAAGCAGGCCAGCGGGGTGCCCCAGAGCCAGACCCTGGTGGAGGCGGGTTACGAGAAGGAGACCGTGGACTCCTGGCTGGACGACGACGCCGAGGACATGGACCTGGTCCGCCGGACGGACCTCATGGTCAAGGTGGCCGACGCCGCCCAGAAGCTGGGCGCGGCGGTGGGCTCCGGCGTGCTCAACGCTGAGCAGGCACAGCAGGTGATCGCCATGCTGATGGGCGTCAAGGAGGAGCCGGTGCAGGGACCGCCGGACCCCATCGCACTGGAGGAGGCGAAGGCCAAGCTCCAGCCTCCGGCGGCGGGCGGTGCCCCCGCTCAGAAGCCTCCGGCCGGTAAGCCGTGACGCTGGCGGAGGAGCAGGACCTGGAGGCGTTGGAGTACGAACTGGCGGCGGAGGCGACCGTCACGGGGGACTTCGTCTCCTCCCTCCAGGTCATCGTGGCGGCGCTGCTGGCCGGGTCCGCCGCCGTGGCGGCCGGGCAGATCACCGCCGCCGTACTGGCCGACATCGCGCACCGGCTCATCGGCGGCGTTCGCCCGGCCATGCGCGCGCGGCTGTTCGCCGCTACTCATCAGGGGTACGGCCTGGGTCGCGTCCAGGCGTTCGCGCTGCTGGGCAGGAGGTGGCGTCCGATCGTGTCCGCCACCCTGGATCCGGAGCTTCGCCAGGCCGTGGCCACGGTGGACAGCGCAGCCCAGGCCGTGCTGGATGAGGCGGACCGCCTGGCGGACCTGCTGGACCTGGAGGAGGAGGCCAACGTCCTGACGGTGGCCTCCAAGGTGACCAGCTCCGGCAAGGGGGCGGAGGGCACGACCCGGTGGGCGGCCAACCGCGCCATCAACGCCGGGATCTCCGACGTGGCCGCCGCCAACGGCGCGCGTCTGCTGTGGGCCAGCGAGCGCAACGCCTGTCTGAAGTGCCTGGCCTACTCCGGCCTGACCGTGAGGCCGGGAACGGACTTCCCGGCTGGCCTGTCCCTGGGGCGGGTGTCCACCCTGGGACCGGTGCCGTACCCGCCGCTGCACCGCTACTGCCGTTGCCGGGTCCGCCCCTACCGTGGCCCGGCCGCCACACCGCTGGGCACCGATGAGGCCAGCGGCCTGGTCCGGGAGGCCAACCGCACCGTGGCGCGCGGTTGGTCGGACTACGCCAGCAAGCCCGAACGCCTGGCGGCGCTGGACAAGCTGCTGGCCCGTGGCGTGGCGCTGCCCAAGTCCGTGCTGGCCCGCGCCGCCGCCGATCGCAAACGTGAGGCGTTCAGCCAGCGACACCGCCCGCGTACCCAGCTCAATGCCTGATCACATGTACGCTGTACACCTGACCTGAAGGAGGCCACCATGGCAGAAGCAGACCCCAACGCCGACCCGGCCGGGGACGAAGAGGAAGACTCCGAAGAGGAGGGCACGCCCTGGACTCCTCCGACGAAGGAGGAGTGGGAGAAGACCCAGCGCACCGCCGCCACCCGCAAGCGGGAGCGCGATGAGGCGCGGCGGGAGGCCGCCGCCGCCAAGGAGGCCGCCGGTAAGACCACGGCTCCGGCGGCGGAGGACAAGACCGCCAAGACGGAGGCGCGCGTCAAGCGCCAGGCGGGTATCACCGCGCTGGTGTCGGAGGGACTCTCCCGGGACCAGGCCAAGGAGCTGGTGGGCATGCTCAAGCTGGGCGAGCTGGATGAGGACGGGGACGTGGAGGGACTGGACGACTCCGTGGCCGACCTGAAGGCCAAGTTCCCCGCGCTGTTCACCACCGCCCCCGGCAAGAAGACCCCCGCCAAGGTGACCACCACGGACGGCGGGGTCAAGCCCTCCACCAAGACCCCCACGGACCGCACCTCGGAGAAGCTCATGCGGGCGGCCGGGCTGCTGGTCTGACCTGGTAGCGGGAGCGGTGGCGTACGGCGTACACTGCTCCCGTTGCCCTACCTCCGCAGGCGGACGCCAGGAGGATCACGGCAACACGAGGGCTCCGGATGGACCCTGACGGTAGAGAAACCTTCCCGTTCGGCCATCCCTGATAGGAGCCTTCCTGATGGCACGTGAGACTTTTGAGGACTGGATCCCGGTAGAGACCGGAGACGTGGCGATCCAGGCGCTGAACCAGACCTCCGCCGTGGCGCAGCTCGCCCGGCCGGAGACCATGGCCAGCGACACCAAGCAGGTGCCGCGCTCCGGTGACTTCGCCATCGGCGCGGTGGCGAAGGGTGCGGCCTACGGCGAGACCTCGGGCACCAACGACTACGTGGAGCTGATCGCCCGTAAGGTCGGCGGCGTGCTCCGGGTGGCCGAAGAGGACCTGATGGACGCCGCGCCGGACATCCTGGCCACCAAGCGGGCGGACGCCGCCCGCAACATGGCGATCTTCTACGACAACGCTTCGCTGGCCACCTCGGGTGCCCAGAACGGCACCACCATCCTGTACACGTCGGTGTACAAGGCGATCCGGACCACCAACTCCGCCACCAGCTACACGGCGGATGACAACTACGTGTCCGGCTCCGCCACGTACGACAACCTGTCCGCCACGCTGGCCAAGGTGGAGGGCGGCCTGTTCTTCGACGCCGGGGACACCAAGGTCATCGCGCACCCGGCGTTCCGCCAGGCGCTGCGGGGCGTCAAGGACGCCAACGACATGCCCATCTGGGTCCAGGGGCTGGCCGGTACGCCGGACACCCTGTTCGGGCACCAGATCTACTGGAGCCGTGGCGCGCGGGTGTCGGGGACGAACACCTACAACCCGACCGGCAACCCGATCATGGTGATCGGCAACATGCGGTTCATGATCCAGGGGCTGGCCAAGCTCTCCCCGGGCATCGCCTCCACGAACCCGGGCTTCGCGCTCCAGCGGGGGATCAACGGCGTCGGCTTCCTGACCGATGAGGCGCTGATGAAGGCGGCCATGCGCCGCGCGTTCGTGGTCGGTCACGAGAAGGCGTTTGCCGTTTTCGAGAAGACCAGCTGACCCTGGTCTGGATGGGGCCAGGGTGGGTACGCCTGCTCTGGCCCTTCCCTCTACCGAGAAACGGAGAACCCGATCATGAGCACCAAGAAGCAGGCCGGACCGAAGACTCCCCGCGTGACCGAGATGGCCACGAACGAGGAGATCGCCGCGCGCCAGGCGGACAGCGACGCCCAGGACGGGCGCTACCACCACGTCTTCACGGTGTCGGCGGCCAGCGAGGACTGGGAGGCCCCGGAGCATGACTCGATGCACGCCGCCAACAGGCTGGCCGTGCTCGACGCCGCGCTCCACCACGGCCTGCACCCCCAGGAGGAGGCCCGGTACGACGGGGCGGAGCTGATCCACGGCAACCGTGGGCGCGACACCACCCGCCTGTCCTACTCCGTGAAGGTGCTGCCCGCCGACCAGGCGCACGCCCCTTCCACGGTCACCGTGTCCAAGGAGCTGGCCGCCGGAGACGGCACCAGCGAGACCACGGACTGAACCGCCGGACCGCCCGGCCGGGAGTTGTCGCCTCCTTCGCCCGGCCGGGCACCCCCAGACAGGAGTAGGGCATGAGCTGGGCCACCGCCGCCAACGTACTGGCGCTCACCGGCAAGACCGTCACCGAACAGCAGGTGGCGGAGGCGTCGGCGGTCATCACCGTGTACGCCAACCGCACGGTGGACGCCTCCGGCTCCATGACCCCGCGCGACCTGAACACCCTGGCCCAGGCGACCAGCTTCCAGACCGCCTGGCAGATCGTCCAGCCCGGCTACCACCAGCGGTCCAGCTACACCCAGACCACCCAGGACGGCTTCTCCGTGGTCTACGGCAAGGAGTGGCAGATCAGCCTTGCCCCGCTGGCCGCCCGGGCGCTGAAGAACCTGTCGTGGAAGGTGAGCCGGACCGTGCGGATCCCGACCATCCGGACCCCGCTGGGATACGCCGGGAACTTCACCAACGAAGAGTCCGACCCGTACAGCTCCTGGACGCCGTTCTCCATCGGCGACCCGGCCGCCGCCCCGCACTTCGTGAGCAGCTTCTGATGTGGGCCATCCCGACCACCACCGTGTCCGTACTCCGGGGCAGCTCTACGGACGCCTTCGGGGACGTGGTGGACGCCGACACCGTGGCCGCCTCCGGCGTGCCGTGCTCGCTGCTGGAGCAGCGGCGCACCGTGTTCACCCCGGCGGAAGGCCGGGTCCAGCAGGTCCTCTACTTCACCGCCCGGGTGCCCGGGGACACGGTGGTCCTGCTCAGCGACCGGATCAGGGACGAAAACACAGGTCAGGTGTACCGGGTGGATTCCAGCTCCCAGGTGCAGAGCCCGGTGCAGCTCAATGACGTACGCTTGGACCTACGAAAGGCAAGCTGATCGCACCCCTGGCCGACGAAAAGAAGGCCCGTGATCGGCACCACCCCCACCCCCGAAAAGGCCGGTGATCTGCATGGCTCGCAAGCGTGTGCGCCTCACCATCGATCCTGATGGATGGAAGCAGCTTCAGCTGAAGGTGCACCAGCTGGTCACCCAGGTCACCGATGATGTCTACTACGCCGCCCGCTCGCTGGTGCCGGTGGACACCGGGGAGCTGATGGGCACGCTGCGCGTGACGTATCCCAGCTGGAACCGGGGGCGGGTCTGGGTCGGGACGGACCACTGGTCGTTCAACGAGTACGGCACCTCCAAGATGGACGCCCAGCCGTTCATGCGCCCCGCGCTGTACCGGCTCCGCCTGGCGGACCTGGAGGCAAACCTCTGATGGCACTCCTGCACCCCACCTCTGAGCTGGTGGCCGTGGCCTGGCTGAAGGGTCTGTCCGGCCTGAACAACCTGGTGGCCACGGATCTGCCCGCCGACGCCACCAGCTGGGCGGCGTCCGGCTTCACCCAGGTCCTGACCGTGGGCGGGTCCCCGTCGCTGGACTTCCCGCTGGCCAACCCGGTGGTGTCGCTGGACTTCTGGGCGAACGCCCCCGGATCCGGCAAGCCTCCGTGGAACAAGGCCAACCAGCTGGCGGAGGTGGCCCGGCGGGGGATGCTCGACCACGACGCCGTACAGCGCGCGCTGACCCTCCCAGCGGCCTACAACAACGCCCGGTGCGTCACCGTCTACCCGCTCACCGAACCGCGCCGGGTGCGCGACGATGCGGCGGAGTTCGCCCGGTACACCATGGACGCCCTGTTCAGCTGGGTGGAGGTACCCCGGTGACCCGCTACGCGCTGTGGGGCAGCCAGACCCGGGACATCCTGACCCGGGACGGACGCCCGATCGTGCACACCGACCGCGCCGAACTGGAGTGGCTGTTCCCGGAGACCCGCATCGTGGCCGTGACGGACGCCGACCTGGCCGCCCGCTCCCCGCTCCCGCCCATCGCGCTGGCGGACTGCCCCGGCATGGAGCCGGTGACGTTCCCGTTGCGCCGAGAGGACTTCAGGTCATGATCACTCTGTCCGACGACGGGACCACCGCCACGGTCAGCTTCCCGTGGCCGACCAACGACACCGGAGGCAAGGTGCTTCGCGCCATGTCCCAGGCCGCTCTGAGCGCTCTCACGGCGGCGGGGTACTCCGTGACCACCCTGCCCGCTTTCGAGGCTCTGGAGCCCGCTGAGGGCGGTACGTACGTCTTCAGGTTCACCGCCCCCATCACCGCACCGGAGGTGCCCTCATGAAGGTCCGCACCACGATCCGCCCGGACCAGACCCTGGAGGTGGGGGACGTGGAGTACCGGTCCCTCCAGCGCCTGGGCCTGGTCCTGGAGACGGTGGAGCCGTACGACACGGCCACCGTCCCGCCTTCCAAGCTGAGCACGGGCATTCTCCGTGCGCACGACTCCCAGGAGGACTGACCCATGCCCGCCGCCGCCATCGACGTGACCAACCTCATCGCCGGACCCGGCCACCTGTTCCACGGCGCCTTCGGCGCGGCGGAGCCCGCCGGTTCCGCCATCAACGCCGCCTACAGCGGCTCCGCCTTCACCGACGTGGGGGCGACCCAGGACGGGCTCTCCCTCAACGTCGAGCGGGAGTTCTTCGAGCTGGAGGTGGACCAGGTGGTGGACATCCCCGGCCGCCGCCTGACCAAGCGGGACCTCCAGCTGGTGACCAACCTGGCGGAGCCGACGCTGGACAACCTGTCGCTGGTGCTCAACGGGGGGACCGTCACGGCGTCCTCCGGGTACGAGGAGTACGAGCCGACCGACGACACGGCGGCCACCCAGCCGACCTACAAGGCCGTGCTGTTCGAAGGGTTCGCCCCGAACGGGATGCGCCGATGGGTGATCGCCCGGAAGGTGCTCTCCGTGGAGAGCGTGGAGTCCAGCTACAAGAAGGACGGACAGGTCCTGTTCCCGGTGACCTTCTCGTGCCACTACGTCAGCGGCTCCATCCGCCCCTTCCGGATCATCGACCAGACTGCCTGATACGGAGGGACCGGAGGGACCGGAGGAAGTCCCCACCCTCCACGTAAGGGAAAAAACATCGTTACGCGATGTGTCGAGTGACGATGTGATTACAGGCCCATAGGGAAACGTACTTTTATTTCCGTATACGGGAGTGGGCGGGTCCATCCGGACCCTCCACTCCCTCCACCTGAAGGAGGCGCACCACCATGGCACTTATTGAGATCACCACGACCGACGCCCCGCCCGTTGAGCGGGAGGACCTGTTCAGCATCGACGGAGTGGTCTACACCATCCCGAAGGACATGCCGGGCACCCTGGCGCTGACCCTCCTGGACACCGCCCGCAAGCAGGGCGAGTCCGTGGCCATCTCCTGGCTGCTGGAGGAGGTCCTGGGCGAGAACGCCTACGGCGCGCTGCTGGCCTGCAAGACCGTGACCCGGACCCAGATGTCCGCCGTGGTCACGGTCATCCGCGAGAAGGTCATGGGCGCGCTGGAGCAGATGCAGGGGGAATAGCCGCGCGTGTGGCCCAGCTCGCCTGGATCCTGGACCACACGCGCGACCTGGACGCCGACTTCCGCTGCTTCTACCGCCTGACCTGGGCGGAGGCGGTCCGGAGGGAGTCCGGTCCTGACCTGATGGCCCTGGCCTACCGGTGCAGCGCCTACCAGGGCGTGATGCGGGCCAGGCTGGAGAACCTCCGGGCGGAGCAGGCGGAGGCGCAACGGCGGTCCACCGGGGGCAGGGAAGTGGCCAGCGTGGTGCCCGGCACGGCGTCGGCGCTGAAGGCGTCCAACCTGGGCGACCTGTTCGACATGGAGTAAGAGGGGAGGGGCGGCCATGGCCGATGGATTCAAGATTGCTGATGCCTACGTTGAGGTTGAGGCGAAACTGGACCGCGCCCAGTTCCAGCGTGCGCTGGAAGACGTGGTGGTCAAGGTCGCCCCCCGGGTTGAGCAGAAGGTGAAGTCCACGGTCGGTAAGAAGGCCGGAGACGGCATCCTGTCCGGGATCAAGGACAGCTTCTCCACCGGCTTCCTGAAGACCATCAGCGCTGGCCTGGCCGGGAGCGGCTCCATCTCCGGGGCGTTCTCTTCCAACCCGGTCATCACCGCCGTGGGCGTGGGCCTGGCCGCCGCCATCGTGGCCGTGGCCGCCCCCGCCATCGGTGCCGGGCTGGCCGCCGCCATCGGTGCGGGTGCCGGACTGGGCGTCATCGCCGGTGGCATCGCGCTGATCAAGGACGCTCCGGAGGTCAAGAAGGCGGCCAGCGAGCTGGGCCGGACGCTGTTCGACATCGACACCTCCGAGGTGAAGGCGCGCGCCCAGGCCGCCCAGGAAGAGCTGACCGCCGCCCTGAAGTCCGGCAACAAGGACAGGATCAGGGAGGCGCGCGCCAACCTGGCGGCGGTGCGCAAGGAGCTGGCGGCGGCGGACAAGTTCAACAGGGAGAACTTCTCGCTGAAGGACGCCGCCGCGCCGCTGATCCAGCCGGTGGTCAACAGCCTCAAGATCTTCCAGGACCTGGTCAAGGAGATCACTCCGAAGCTGTCGGAGATGTTCGCGACTCTGGACCCCGCCATTGAGCCGCTGGCACAGGGGCTGGCGGACATGGTGCGCAACGCGCTGCCCGGCTTCATGAAGCTGATCGAGTCCAGCCTCCCGCTGCTGGACACGTTGGCACAGGTCCTGCCCATGATCGGCACCACGTTCGGGACGTTCTTCGAAGACATCGCCGGAGGCAGTGAGGGTGCCAACTCCTTCCTGAAGGACTTCTTCACGATGGTCCTGGGGCAGATCCTGGTGATCGGCAAGATCATCAAGGGTCTGTCGATCGCCTACCAGGCGATGCGCGACTTCTTCACCTCCATCCCCGGCTGGCTGTCGGCGGCCGGTGACTGGTTCGTCAAGATCTGGGGGCACGTCACCACCTTCTTCTCCGGGGTCTGGGACTGGATCACGGGCAAGGGCTCCAGCGTCGGCTCCTGGTTCTCCGACCTGGGCACGACCATCGGTGACTTCGTCTCCGGCGTCGGTGACTGGTTCGCCGCGCTCCCGGGCCGGATCTGGGGCTTCCTGTCCTCCCTCCCGGGGCGGATCGGCGCGCTGTTCGGGCAGCTGTTCGACCTGGTCCACTACGCAATCGGGTTCGGCCTGGGCGTCGTCTACCGCCTGTTCACGGAGGCACCGGGCAAGATCTGGGGCTTCCTGTCCGGGCTGCCCGCCCGCGTGGCGGCGCTGTGGACCTCCATGTGGGACTGGATCGTGGCCAAGACCACGGCCGGGTGGAATGCCACCATCGCATGGTTTGCCCTGCTCCCGGGGCGTATCGGCGGATTCTTCTCCAGCCTGTACGCGTCGGTGTCCGGCTGGGTGTCCAAGGTCTGGTCCTCCGTGACCAGCTGGGTGTCCAAGACCGTCAACGACACGGTGGCCTGGTTCGCCAAGCTGCCCGGCCGGGCCTACGATGCCGTGATCGGTCTGAAGGACAAGATCATGGGCGCGCTGTCCGGTGCCGGTGGCTGGCTGGTCCAGGTGGGCAAGGACATCATCAGCGGGTTGGTGAAGGGCGTGTCCAGCGCGCTGGGCTGGGCTGTCGACGCCGCCCGGTCCGCCGCCAACTCCATCAAAGACGGGTTCATCGACGCCCTGAAGATCGGCTCCCCCTCCGTCGTGATGCGCGATGAGGTGGGACGGTGGATCCCCCGGGGCGTCCAGGAGGGCATTGAGCGCGAGACCCCCAGTCTGGTGAACGCGATGCAGGGCCTGGTGCCGGACATGACCGCCGCCGGGCGCTCCGGTGCTGCCACCGCCACGGTGTCCGCCGCCCCGGCCGGGCTGGTCGTCCAGAACCTCACCATCCAGGGTGTCTGGGACTTCACCGACCCGGCCGCCGTCCGGCGCATGATCGCCGTCCTGTTCGACCTGCTGAACCGCTACCAGAAGGGATATGCCCGATGAGCTGGGGGACTATCCAGGTCGGACGCCTGACGCTGCGGGAGACCGTGCTGGCCGAAGACAAGGTCAACGCCAACAGCGGCGTCCGTTCCATGGTCATCACCGGCCAGGAGTCCACACCGCCGCTCACGTTGGCTCAGCTGCGCCAGCGGCGCGAGGACATCATGGGTCTCCAGGACAGGCTGGTCCAGGTCGCCTTCACGGACAAGTCCGACCTGGACGGGTTCTACCGGGTCACCGACACCGGAGCCAGCCAGACCAACTGGCAGGGGGAAGTTGCCTGGGTCAACTGGAACATCTCCCTGGAGCTGGTAGGCCCGGCCAACGCCGTGGACCTGGAGGACAGGCTCACCGCCGCCGGGCGGATCAACGACTTCGGGCGGACCGGCGTGAGCTGGCACGCCCCCGCCGTGGGCGCTCACAGCTACTACACGGGGTCTACGAGCCCGGCGGGCACTGTGTCCCGGGTAGGGGCGGACGGGACCGTCACCGTGTACCTGGGGCTGCCGGACGGGGCGAATCCCCGGTGGGGGTCCACCGTCGCCGGATATCCCGGCGGCCGGGCGCGGTTCGTCCTGGACGGGGCGGAGCGCACCGGTATCAACCTGGCCGTGTCCGGCTCCGCCTGGAGCGTGTCCAACTCCCTGACCCAGGTCGAGCCCGGGGCGTCGGCCAGCCTCACCGTGTCCAGCTGGGGCGGGGCGGCGTGGGAGGACAAGAGCTGGGACCTGTTCGTGGGGGCGGACCTGCTGTCCGGCCAGGACCTCAACGCTGTCACCGTGCTCCGCAACGATTACGAAATGGTCACGGTCCGCCTGGTCTGGAGCGCTCCCGCCCGGCACACGCTGGACCTGTCCCTCCGCCGGGGCGCGCGCACCGTGGAGGGGTACCTCCAGACCGGCACGGCGGACACGCTGTGGCTGTTGCGCACCACGGCGGAGGCGGGTACCAGCCCGGCGTCCGCCGCCTATGTCACGGCCACCGCCAACGACGCTGACGGGAACCGGTTCATCGTCGGCTCCGCCCGCACGTTCACCGCCCAGCTTGTCCAGGGCGGCCTGTCCGCCAGCGCGACACGGACGCTGGACTTCTTCGTGGGCGCGGTGGTGTCCGGCTCCGGTGCCGCTACCGGCGATGCCGCCGGGGACCTGCGCGACCAGTACCTGATGGCCATGGCCGACACGACGAACGGGGTACGACGGTGACAATCACCCAGGTCAAGCAGGCGCTGGGCCAGTGGAACCTTCGTCTTCGGGGCGATGTTTCACGTGAAACACTGGACTCGCTGTCCAACTTCGGCCTAGTGGCCGTGGTGCCCGGCCGGGTGGATGTCCGCACGGTGGGGGACAACCTGCTGTCCGCCGCCCGCTACGTCGGCGTGCTCCGTGGCCGGGTGGACAGCAGCGATGGTGTCACGGAGCTGTTCGGGTGCGGCATGGAGTTCTGGCTGGGCGATGAGGATGACAAGGGGGACGTGTTCGTCAACCCTGTCACCGTCGCCAGCGCGAGCTTCGCCAACAGCGTGCGCGCTGTCCTACCGCCCGGCGGTGCTGTCCTGGAGGGCACGCTGTACGCCGTGCCGGGCACCTTCTCCGGATCGTTCCAGTACCAGACCTCACGCAAGGCGTTGACCTACCTGACCGACACCTACTCCACGGAGTCGGTCCCCGTGTCCTGGCGGGTCAACGGGGACAGCACGCTGGACGCCGGTCCGGACAGCTCCCTGTTTGTCACCGACCCTGTCACCATCCTGGTGCGCAAGGGCGGCGGCCGGGACATGTTCACCACCGGCATCCAGGGCAACCTGGCGCTGGGCCTGGACGTGGAGGACTACACGACCACGGTCGTCCTGCTGGCGGAGGGGGAGGGGGCGGCCACCGTCACGGCGTCGGCCACCCAGGCATCCCCGTACCTGGACCGCTACGGCAACATGATCACCATCGTGCGCCTGATCAGCGAGAGCGAGACCAGCGCCGCCAACGCCCAGGCCCGTGCCACTCTCCAGCTGAACCGGTTCCGCAACGCCCGGCCGGAGGTGGAGCTGTCCACCGCTGAGTACGACGTGGTGGGCACCGTGGCGGTGGGGGACACGATCGCTGTGTTCGACCCGGACGCCGGTTTCACCGACCCCGCCCGCCAGATGTTCTGGAACGGCCAGCCGATCAACCCCATCGCCCTGAAGGTGGTGGAGCTGACCTGGCCGGTTCAGGCCGGGTGGACGGTGGCCTACCGTTCCAGCCTGGACGGAACCTGGACCGACCTGTCCGACGCCTACGTGCCGGAAGGGGGCAGCACCACGATCAAGGTCGGGGACTTCGGACGGGCGCTGACCGGGATCAACGGCGAGCCGGTGGGCACCCGGCCGGTGGCCGACACCTCCACCCCCGCCGCCCCGGCGTTCACCGCCACGGACTCCGTGGCCTACCAGTCCCTGCTGGCCAACGACACCCGCGCCGCGCTGTACCTGGCCTGGAATGAGCCGCTCAACCAGGACGGGTCCACCGTGCTGGACGGGGACCACTATGAGATCCGGATCAGGTCCACCCAGACGTTCAACTACCAGATCCCCTGGAACAGGGCCGATGACTTCACCTGGGGTGAGCTGGCCACCTGGGGCAGGCCGCTGTCCAACGACGCCGCCACCGCCGACCAGTGGAAGACCTACTTCGTCGGGTGGGACACCGAACAGCTGACCATCGGTGAACTGATGGTGTCGGCGGAGTACGAACTCCAGATCCGGGCGGTGGACAACGCCACGCCGCCCAACCAGTCCGGCTGGTCCGCCTCCGTCTTCCACACCACCCGCACGGACACGCTGGCACCGGAGCAGCCTGCCGTGCCGGTGGTGGCCGCCTCCCGGATCGCCATCCTGGTGACGCACAACCTGGGCGCGGCCACGGGCGGGACGTTCAACCTGGCCCGGGACCTCCACCACCTGGAGGTGCACGCCGGAGGACCGGCCTTCTACCCCGACGACTCCACGCACCTGGGCAACCTGTCGGCCAATGACAGCCACCTGTCCGGTCAGATCCCGGTGGTCGGACAGTTCGGCCTGGAGAGCACGGAGGATGTCTGGGTCAAGGTGGTGGCCGTGGACCGGTTCGGCAACCGGTCCGGCCCCTCCGACGCCGTGCAGTCGTCGGTGCTCCTGCTCGACTCCGCCCACATCTCCGACCTGACCGCTTCCAAGATCACGGCGGGCACCATCCTGGCGTCCATCCTGATGGGTGCCCGGATCACCACGGCGGAGGACGGGGCGCGGGTGGAGCTGAACAGCTCCGGCGTCACCCTGTACGACGCCAACGGACAGCCGGTCATCAACATCACCAGCGCCGCCAGCAGCAACTTCTTCTCCATCACGGACGGCACGGACAACTCCCTGGCCACGATCGATTCCCTGGGCAACGGGTCGTTCCAGGAGGTCAGCGCCGATGACATGATCATCGGCGGTGCGTCGTTCCTGGAGGACTACTACGATCCCCAGCCCAGAGGTATCCAGGCCTACGGCCAGTGGACCGCCGCCCAGAACGGATCCAACTCCTTCGCGGCGCTGGGCGTGGGGGAGGCCAATGAGACCCCGTTCATGGAGCTGAGCTTCGTGGCGGAGGCAGGACGCCGCTACCGGGTGTTCTGCAATGCCCAGCTGGGCAGCATCGCCAGCGATGAGCTGTCGTTCCAGCTGCGCGACGGCGGCGCCAGCCAGCCCAGCACCTCCTCCACCCGGATCAGCCGCGCCGAGACGATCAACGGCCTGGAGGCGTTCAACGTAGACCTGACGCTGGACTACCTGGGGGAGTTCACGGAGGGACTTCACCGGCTGCTCTGGACCTTCTTCTCCTTCGACTCCGCCCCCAACATCCGGCTGGAGAACCACCCCGCCGTGATGTACATCGAAGACACCGGGTCCAGCGTGCTGGTGCCGGACACCGCCGTGGTGTACATCGCGAGCACCCCCGCACCGCCCGCCGTGACCACCTACACCCGCACGTACAGCGCGACCTGGTACCAGACGTACAGCGAGGACAACACCCAGAAGTCCGACACCACGGCCAATCAGGGGCGCTACTCCAGCAGCGACGGGAACCAGCGGTCCCTGATCGGGTTCGACTACGCCGACATGCGCTCCGACCTGGCCGGTTCCACCATCAACAAGGTGACCTTCACGGCGTACGCGGAGCACTGGTACTACAACAACGGCGGTACGGCGGTGCTGGGCACGCACAACTACACGTCCGAGCCCAGCACCTGGGCGGACAGCCGGGTGGCCCAGAACGGCCAGCAGTCCAGCGGCTGGCCGCGCGCGGCCAAGCGAACCGTGACGCTGGCCAACTCCGTGGGCAACGGCATCCGGGACGGATCGATCACCGGCATCGCCTTCGGTCCCGCCCCCTCCTCCGACCTGATCTACTACGGCAAGTTCACCGGGTTCGGGTCCAACCGCCCGTCCATCACCATCACGTTCACCAAGTAAGGAGGCACGGCCGTGCCCGGGACATACACCAGCAGGGGCAACTTCTACAAGCCAGCCGCTGACGGATCGGACAACGTCAATGTTGTCACCGACCTGAACCAGAACTGGGACAGGCTGGACGCGCTGCTGTCCTGGCGGCCGGTCACCTCCAGCACCATGCCCGCCAGCGCCTACCAGGGGGCGGCCTTCTACCAGACCGACACCGGGAAGGGTTACCTGAACACGTCCTCCGGGGCGTCGGCGGTCTTCGTCCAGGTGCCGGTGGCCGGGGCGGACTTCGACAGCGGCATGACGTTCAACGGCTCCGTAGTCGCCTCCGGCTCCTTCTTCCGGTCCTACCGGGCGCTGGCCACCAGCGGCTCGTACGCCTCCCGCCTGACCGCCGACGCCGATGACCGCTACCTGGTGCTGGCGGACGGGAAGACCCTCTGGGGCGACGGTGCGGTGGCCGGGGACACCAACCTGTACCGGTCCGCCGCCGACACGCTGACCACGGATGACAGCTTCACCGTGGGGGGCAACCTCACCGTGGCCGGGTCCAGCACGCTGGATGACGTGATCGTGGGGGGCAACTTCCTGGTGGGCGGTGCGCGGTTCACGCCCCAGGCGCACGTGGCCACCACCGTGGCCAACACGACCACGGAGACCGCGCTCCAGACGGTGGTGGTCCTGGCCAACTCCGCCGCCGTGGGGGCGACCTACCAGATCCGCATGTTCGGCACGATGGCGGTCACCGGCACGCCTTCCATGACGTTCAAGGCCAAGCTCGGCGGCGTGGGCGGCCAGACCATCGTGTCTATGAACGCCATCACCGCCCGCTCCGGCATGACGGACGGGTACTGGGACATTGAGCTGATCCTGACCAACGTCACGCTGGGCTCCAGCGGCACCTGGACAGGCATGCTGAAACTGACTCACAACTTCATCACGGGCGTGGGCACCTACACCACCGTGGGACCTATCGTCATCGCCTCCCTGACCAGGGACACCACCACGGACCAGAGCCTGGTCATCTCCGCCCAGTGGTCGGCGGCCAGCTCCTCCAACACCATCACCGCGCGCGGAAGCGTGTCCGGCCGGATGGCGTGACCCTGTCACACTTCCGGGTGACACCCCACAGATGGAGGACCCCTTGCCCAATGACGTGATCTTCGTGCTGACCCAGCGCCACCGGGTGTTCGACGGCACCAACCTGGACGACATCGTGGACGCCATCATCATCCCGTATCCCAACAGCACCGTCACGGCGTCGGCCAACTACCCGGGAGCGTCGGCCACGTTCCAGGTCACCACGGACACCCCGCTCAACGGCGGTCAGGAAATCAACTTCTCCGTGGGAGACGGTTGGCTTATCAGCATGAACGAGCGGTACCCGGCGGAGGTGCTGGCGAACGAAGCGTTCGTGGTGCCGCTGGCGGACTTCATCGCTGGCCAGCTGCCCGTCCCGGCGGCGCTGACCCTGGCCGTGGGCTACGCCGTGGTGCCCAGCCTGGTGGTCAGCGCGTCGGCCACGGTCACCGTGCCCATGGTGCCCGCGCTGCCGGACGCCGGGTACTCCGTGGCCGTGGCGCTGGCCGGGTCCGCCCAGCTACTTGGCGCCCTGGCCATCCTGGGCCACACTGTGGTGGACGCCGACACCGTAGAGGTGACGGTCCAGAACAACGGTCTGCTGACGCTGGGCGGGGCAACCGTCCTGGTCACCGCACTGCACAACGGATAGAGACGACGGGGGTTGCGGCATGGCGGTAGCGACAGCACGGATCACCGACGCCAGCGCGCGGTTCATGAACGCGCTGGTGGCGCTGGAGCCGGACACGGAAAACTCCGGGATCTACGGCAACAAGCCGGGGTATCACGGAACCGTTGCCGAGAACCTGGCCCGCAACCCCCGTGACTACTCCGTCCAGCACCCGCTGGACAAGACGGGTCCCCGGGACAAGGGCAGGGCGTACGACTGGACCCACCACAAGGCTCAGCGGGGCGACTACTCCACCATGGCCAAGTACGGGGACCGCCTGGAGAAGTTCTTCCTGGCCAAGGATCCTCGGTTCTACGGCTGGCGGGAGGCGCTGGGCCAGACGGACACGGACAAGGCGGCGGAGGCGCTGGACTTCGACGGATGGTTCCGCCGGGTGCCGGACTCCACCCATGAGTGGCACTGGCACTTCTCGGAGCACACCGCCTTCGTGGCCGACTGGGACAACAAGCTGTGTATGTTGTCCATGCTGAAGGACCAGAGCCTGGCGGACTACCTGTCCGCCGGGGGCAAGCTGATGAAGGGGGCTCTCATGGGTATTCGTGAAGACCTGCCGGTGGACTGTGTACCGAACCGCTGGTGGAGGGAGGACGCCGAGACCAACCCGACCGTCCAGTACCAGTTCTGGATGACCCAGGTCTGGGACCACTCGCACGGCGCGGCTGTCGACGCCGCCGCCGCCAAGGCGGACGCCGCCGCGCTGCGCACGGAGATCTCCGTGGTCAAGAGCGAGCTGGCCGCCATCAAGGCGCTCATCCCGGCGGCCGGTGGCATCGACCCGGCGGCGCTCGCGCAGCTGGTCCAGGCTGCTGTCCGTGACGGTCTCGGAGACGCTCTCCGGGCGGGCGGGCAGGCCATCGACCCGGCCTGATCCGGACCGCTACTATCTGTGAACGGGACATCCAGCCGGGTGTCCCGTTTATGACACCACGGGGGAGGGAACCATGGAGGACGTGCTCTACTGGGCGGCGGGAATCGTGACGGTCGGAGGTGCGCTGGCGCTCATGCTCAAATGGATCAGCGCGGCACTCAGGCACGGCAAGAAGTGGGATATGTTCCTGGACGACTGGAACGGCACCCCGCCCCGCCCCGGCCGCCCGGCCGTACCCGGCGTGATGCAGCGCCTGGTGGACCTGGAGCGCGGCCAGGACAAGATCACCCATGAGATCTTCCCCAACTCCGGCGGGTCGCTGCGCGATGTGGTGGACCGCCTGGAGGAAGCCCAGCTGAAGCTGGAGCTGACCTCCTCCTCCATCCCGGCGCAACGCTGACCGAACGGGGCACCCCCATGTTCACCCAGAAGTTCCTGAAAGACCTGCTGGAGCGCGCTGTCTCCACCGCCGCCCAGACTGCTATCGTCGCCATCCCGGCCAGCATCGAACTGGTACAGGCGGTCCGCTGGGACGTGGTCGCCGGAGCGGCCGGGCTGGGCTTCATCCTGGCCGTGCTGAAGGGCGTGGCCGCCTCTCGGATCGGCCGGTCCGACAACGCGTCGCTTGTGGAGTAGCTGTACTCTGCACAGCAGAAAGGCCCGGCCGCTCTCCCCCGTGGAGCTGGCCGGGCCTTTTCCGTGTCTCGTCAGAGCGTGCGCACCGCGCCGCTGTCGCCGGACTCCGGCGCGTTGGTCACGTCGGTGAGCGCCTGGAGCTTGGACTTCGTCTCCGTCAGCTCATCGGTGACCACCGTCAGCGCCGCCGCCAGTTCGGCGTTGCGCTGGACCTGGTCCGCGATGATGCGCGCGTAGTGCTGGTGCATCTGGTCCATGATCACGTTGACCGGGACCGACACGCCGACGCCGCCACCCTCCGGCACGCCGCCGGTCTCCTCCAGGTGGATGGAGGGGAACGCCTGCTCCATCTCCTGCTCGAATCCGTCGCTCATGCTGCTCTCCTTCAGATCTTCTCCGCCAGGGCGCGGTAGCGCTCCAGCGTATTGGACGCCAGAACGATCCGGCGCTGGGGGTTGAACGTGTAGTGGCTCACCAGGGCATCGCCCACGATGACGTTGGGCTGGCCCAGGACGCGCGGCTGGTGGACCGTGTGCCAGTGCTCCTCCTCATCCGGGACCAGCAGGCCCGGCGTGGGCAGCGCGGCGTACGTCGCGCCCAGGGAGGCGAACACGGACACGGAGAACTGGGTGCCCAGCTGGACGGGGAAGTCCTGGTAGAAGAAGAACTTCTCCATCTCCTCCCCGTTCTCCAGCGCCGCCAGGAGCAGGTGGTGGATCCGGACGGCGAACCGGCCATCCGCCCAGCCCACGGCGTCCATGCAGTACGGTCCGCCCACCTCCGGCCACGTGTACCCGTCCGCCTCCCGCGTGCCCGCCTCCGGGATGATGCCGGTGAGCTGGGCGAACTTGGAGATGATGGAGTTGTTCCACATCACCGGGAAGCTGGCCACGCCGCCGCCCGCGCCGCGCTCCCGGGCGGAGCGCGCCAGGCGCGCCACGGCGTCGGGGTGCACGTAGACGATGTCATCGTCAAAGCGCACGTACGTGGTGTCCGGATCGGTCATG